TACCTATCAATATATTCTTGCAAGGACAAATGCAATCTTTTAGATACTGTATGAAAACAGTAGTAAACAAAGATATAGAAATTATGTTTGGGTCAGTGACAAGTCTAAATAATATAATGAAGAAGCGTATTAAGAAACGCCAAATTCAATTAATTAGACGGGCTGATTAATCTTTAGACATTCGTTCTATCAGTAAATTCAGATTCACTATAATAGCTAAACTGTAGCTAATTGCGTGACTTCGTTTAAATTGATATTTTTCATCGCCTGGTTCTTTTATCCACACTTCTTTCCTGATCTCATCCCAACTATTCTGCTGTAGATGGGCCTTGGCAGGGCGAATAATAGCAAGTATCATTGCCAGATCCTCAACAGATTGAGGTTTATACTTTTTCAATAAATGGCTATATCCCTTAAGATGAAAAAGCTGATCCGTAATCTCTTCAAATTCAAAGAAGTCCCACGGTGGTTCATTATTAAGAAGTTGTAATAGGTGTTCTTCATCTCTAACATATTCATACATGTTTACATTAAGAAAATCAATCTTAAAGTATCCATAATCGTTTGCAATTCTATGATCTAATGTAGATATATTGGTTGTTGGATCACGCGGAATATTTTGAAAGTAAACTCCGGTAGGATGTTTTTCAAATTTATTATCAGCACGATCAATTCTGCCAAAGATACACTCTAATCCTTTCAAGATATTCTCTCGACCAAAAACATCGATATCAACATCCGTTGTAACTTTTTTCATTTATTCAATAAAAGGAATATAAGGACAATAGAAAAAACCAATATCGGAATTAGTCTTTGTTTTTACAAAAATCAATTTAAATATTATAAAATCTTCCTCATCCCGAAATTTATATTTTGTGCTGGCGCCGCCACCGTAACCATTTATTGCATCTACAACAATATCATTTTCAGCAACCCAATTTACAAACTCGGTGTAAGTTAAATCCCACTCTAAGAGATTAATAATCATAATCCAGTCTGTGCCAATAAACTTTTTATATATTCAACATCCTCGTCTGCCTTCTTAAATTTACGGTTCCAATATCCGGGATCGACAATAGAATCGATTATTTTAAAATGATCAGCACTAAATTTTTTCATTAACTCTTCGCCTGTTGAGCTTAAATATATAACCCACGGACTTATCTTACCAGACTTAATTAAGTGGGCTGCTTCATTAGCTGATATATTATAGAAAAACTCTTTGAAGGGTATTGTATTTTTATCGCACCATTCCATGATTTCAGTAATAGTTCTTTCGGCTGCGCTAATTGCTGGTTCTTTCTTGCATAACTCTTCAACATAAGTGTAATAGACAAAGTCCTGTGTCCAGTCTTTTATCTTTACGCTGTTTTTTATAACAAATTCGATGAATTGTTCGGGATAAACAGGTCTTAGTGTAGCTAAATGATTTCCAAATTTAGCAAAATCAATATAATACGGACTATCTATAAATTCCTGCGCTGTTTTTAATTTCTTTGAATTCATTGTCATTTCATAAAATTTCTGAAATGCCCTAAGTCCCAATCTAGAAGCAGCCGTGTTTATATCTGTGTGGCGTCTTTTCTTAACGCAAACATGACTGGTAAGTGTGGTTTCCTTACGAAATTTTGCACCACAGAATTTACATTCGTAATTCTGATCCATTTCTTTCTTTGCTAACAAGGTTATTTTCCTTTATCACCTTTTAGCAGTTCCTTTATAACCTTGTCTTCATAGCCGTTTTCCTTGAAGAATAATTCTAAATCTTTCTTCGTGTTTAATTTAAGTAATAATTCTAGTTCTTGAACTCGCAATAACGGAAAATGATTTGATAATACTTCTTCTAATTTATTCTTCTTAATACCTTTTGGTGCTGCTATCCATTCGTGTTTTATAGGTTTACCAGATCCTGTCATCGACAAAAGCATCCATTGTAATTCTTTATGTTTTGTAAGAAATTTCGAATTTATATTTGCAACATAATTCACATTGCACAATTGTAACTCTGTATCGCGAGATGTATGACTCATCCATCTGGTTAATGTCCAAATGGAAATATCCTTTTGCTGTTCTTCAGTTAACTTACTATAGAATTTCTTATTACGACGATCCAGTGCTGGAAGCACCACACCAAATAGATCATTCTTATATTCCTTACCTTTCTTGCCGGCTTCGATTTCTATTACAGCATCTGGATTTAGATTATAGAACTCATCTCGCCAATTTTTAACTTCGTTCATGCACTTAATACTCTCATACAATACCAAACCGAATTAGTCTGTAGGCATTCTCCCCATATCGATACTTCATAATAACCTAGAAAAAATATAAGTGCCAACGCAGCAACAGCAACACCAATTAAGGATAGAATATTTTTAATTTTATTCAAAGAGTGCTCCAATATCTATAACATCTGGTAATTTATTTACTTCCTTGACAAATAATGCGCAATTCGGAAATGGCTTGTCTTCTACAGGAACTACTAATATATTACCATTCTTAAGTTTAGGAAAATACCATTTTACTTCTGCATAAACATTTGTAATGTTTATCTCCTGTGGTCTGGGGACCATATGGCGTAGAGGGTTAAAGACCATAGTATGAAATCCCCTGTCGTTTAGGCTTGTTAAAGGCATAATCTCGAGATCACTATAATCTTCGTCGCATACCAATATGGACCAATCTAAAGGCATTTGAACTGTAAACTTACCAATATTTAATACAACGGCCGGTGCATTAAAACTTTCTAAAAATATAAGTGGTATAAAGAAATAATCTGGATTCTTTGGATCTGAATAATCGAGCACACAATATCTAATGTCCTCAATTTCGTTTGGGATCTTATCTAGATTATATGCTTTATTTTCATGTGTTAGAATATTCATTATTAATTTTTCCAATTGTTTTCATTTTTGTTTCTAACATTTTCATAAAAGATGCGTTAGATCCTGCCTCTTTTTCTTCTTGTAGTTGTCTATGGTAAGACTTCGGTTTTATAGCATCACAGGGAATTCCACATTTAAGTAAATAATCGTCGAACATATTCAAAATACCACAATGCCTAAATCCCATAAATGTAAATGTTTCAGATGTAGGTTCATATATAGATTCTAATTGTAATCCCATATGAAATCTTCCTCTGATTTCAAATGGCGTTTCTTTAATCACAACACCCACTAATTCGTTTGCCTTAATGAATATCTTTATTAATTCGAGATGTGCAACATCTATCTCCGTTTGTATTATCATCAATAATTCACCTTCTTTATACTAAACGGATATTCTGCCTCCGCATAAAATTTCTTACGTTTTGTCAAATGTCGTTTAGAGAATTTACAATTGGAACATACATCATATACATTAACAAAATCCTTGTCTGGCGCTACTCTAATACCTCTACCGATACTTTGAATCACCCTAACAAAACTTTTGCCTGCTTCAAATAAGACAAGGTTAAAAATACGAACAATATTTATTCCAGTGCTTGCTACACCGTATGTAGCTATAATAACCTTACCGTCGACTTCCTGAACTTCTTTATATTCCTCTTTACGACTTTTAGATTTCATTTTACCAGATACGAATACCGAATCTGGTATAAGCGATTGTAACATTTCGCCCGTTTGCACGCGATCAACCAATATAAGTGTGTTACCCGAATCAGACATAGTTATAATTTCTTTTGCAAGAAATTTCAGTCTAGGTAAACTTGTAGTTAACCATTTTAATTCAGCTTGATAATTAGTAAACGCTGATTCACCGAGATCTTGCATTTGCCACACATTAACATGCAATTGTGCTAGTATTCCGAGATCCTGTAATTCCTTTGTATTAATCTTACCAAGTAACGGCCCAATACATGCAACCACACCTACTTTATCACCCTCCTCTTCGGGCATGGTTCCGGTAAGGCCCCAACGAATTGGAGAATGGGCTAAATAGGTCGACAATAGCCGTCTCAATACATCTGCTTTTGCTTTGTGAACCTCGTCCACGATAACGCAAACCACTCCTTCGAAGAAAGAATTTATATCTATCTCTAAATCTATTTCTTTCGAACGCTTTGATAGGCTTTCCAGACTTTGCCATGTGCATATTGTATGAGTTTTCTCATACTCCTTTCTATCACCGTAGAAGACACCAACATCTAAACCAAGGTTAATATAATCGTCCTCTGTTTGTGTGACTAAATCCTTAGTTGGCACAATTACTATGCTGCGACCGTAAGGTTGAACCTTCTCACTAAGAATCGCCGTAATTAGGGTTTTTCCTGAGCCTGTTGGGGCTATATTGATACCTGTAATGTTATTGAGATAAGAGTTAAGCACATCTAGTTGATGTTCCTTAATCATGATTGGTTGGCCGGCCATTGTATGACCGGCGGGCCACTTGATATGACTATAACTATCTTCGGCCACTTCTTCAAATTCAAAAGTTTGAGTTGATTCTCTTAAATCTTCAATCTCAACTTCATATCCACTATCCTGTACTATAGGTAAAAGAATATCAAGCAAGTTCAGATATGAGCGAGCGCCTATATCACAGAATGACATTTTGCCATCCCAACGACCGAGCTTATATGCAGGAGTATGTCTAGCATATGGAAGTATAAATTCTAACGACTTGACCATTTTACGACGTGTTGAAACATCGAGATCGAGGAAACGAATATTCACCTCGTCTTGGATTACCAATTTGGTTATTGACATGCTCAATCTAACACATTAAGCACTGATTTCTGCATAAGATAAACAAAATGCCATCCATTTAATTCAACTGGTCCAGAAACTAATGCTGTGGTTAACATATCTTTAACGATTGTTCCTAATATATCACCATTATCTTCGACCTGTGGATGTTCCTGTTTAATTAACTCAATTCCATTGCCCTGATATACTTCTCCATTTAGTATGGGATTAAACATTACTAGTTTGCCTATTAATGACATATTATATTTCCTTTATTACATACTTGCATCATCTAATCCTGCCACGCGAAGTTTTATAATATGACCAGTCATAAAGTTTTTCGCTTCGAAACCTTTACTTATTCCTAAAAATTTATTTCGTAGTAATGCGACTTCATTTACTAATAAGGTAGTATCGACGATACTTTGCACGCCATCTACATATTTCTCTGCATCCCTAGAACTTAAAGATTTAGCATATGCTTCTAGAAACTTTTTAAATTCAACTGATCTTTCTTGCTTTAATTTTATATTCAGATATTCGAGTATGGCTTCAATCTCTTGTAATTGGGCAAATCTTTGTTCGACCAAACCGGGCAATTCCGCGGCGTGCCGTTCCAAAGATTTGCCCTTTAGAGACAATTCTAATCTAGCTTGATCCAATTCCTTTTCATAATGATCTATAAACGCAGGCACATTAGATAGATCAGAAGTGACCTTGTAATACCAGCTCGACATTATTTCTCGCCTTTCCTAGATTCACCTATAGGTTGTGTACTCTTCTTATAGCTATCTCCATTGCCTGCATAAGCAATACAGCCCTTTGAGTTCTGGACATTAATATTCTCTTGATTGCCATAGCGCGAGGAGGGACACCTAGGTCTTCTGCCAGAGCCTTATGTACTCTGGTCAGATTGACTGGTTC